GTATATTAGTTGATAATGTTTTGATTATAGATCCTAAATCTGGAGCTTTTGGTGCGACCGCTGCAGCACCACGTTGAAATCCTACAATCTTATTAGCGGCAGAAGCAACTACAGAACTTCCTAGTGTTTGACCACCAGAAATAAAATTCATCGCACCAGAGAGTGTTGCCGGTCTTTCGGCAACTGCTACTCCTGGATTGATTGCTGGTTTAATTGCCACGATTTGCCGCCCTAGCTTTTTCGTTTTCTTCTTCAATATGTTGTTTCAATAGAGCGAGATAGATATCTCGTTCCCAGGGCATCATATTTTCAATCTCAGTCAATGAGTATTTATGGAACTGCATGAGAGCAAAGTTAATTCTAAAATATGACTCCAACTCCATGTGAGCCATACTTAGGCGAAAAAACTCGTTAATCCTTCCAACGTTACACTACTCTTAACTTTTGTTTTTGGATTTGTGATTTCAAATGTATGTGAAAGTCTTGGCATAGTTTCAAAGAACGTTTCAATTTTCTTGAATTGTTCTGTATTCATACTTTCAATGAATTCAATGAGTTCTTTCTTAGTACAATCTGCAGCAGCCCAAGAATCTTCCGCAGTAAAAATAGACTCAATACATGAAGAAATAATATCAAAAGACTTTTCAATCGTAGAAACAGATTCTTGTGCAGAAAAATCAAAGTTGTTCTTGATGAATTGTTCAAGAGATGGATACTTCATCTTAATGACAATTTCATCATCTAATTTAATTTCACTCGTATGATCTGGGTCTTTCTGAACTCTAATTTCATCTACAAAAACTTTCACAGGTACTTCAGTTTCTCCATCATCGGAACAAGTAACAATCAGATCAATAGATTCTGATACGGACTTTGCTCTAATATTTAAAAAGATATACTCAATATCAAAAGATGGTAGATCTTCTACTTTAATACCTTTTGTTAAAATACAATCTTTTAGTACAGATTTTATTGCAAGAGTAATTTGTTTAACATCTTGACTTTCTAGAGCTAAAATTAGAACTTTTTCTTCTTTGACGAGGAAAGGTCTATATTTTATAGTTTTTCCTGAAGATGGCAACTCAAGTTCATAAGTTGGTGTAGCAATCTTTGGTAATGGCATGGAGAATTATGTAATCAGTTAAATTTATTTATTGTATTCTTAGAGATGGGTTTGTACCATTTAATGGAGGTGGGAATTGTGTTGAAGATGCAGTTCCAAAAGATACATTGGGAACAGATAATAATGGAGTTTGGGAATTATTTGTAAATTGTTCCGCAAAAGCATCATCAGGAATATTTCCGGTTCCTTGATGATTTAGAATTACATATCTATCATATGTAAAATTAACCGTTGTTTTTGTAATAGTACTTCCTTCATAAGTGACTGGAAGTGCCGTTAATTGTGTCGGAAATGCATTAATAAAATGATAGGTTAACATTGATGGGGATCTCTGAACCTCCCCTACATTATTAATATAGACATCTCTTTCAAATTTTGTAATTGCAAGAGGTCTTTTGTAGGTGTTTGGATATCTAAATCTTAGAATTTCCCAATCATTGTCGATACTATCTATGAGACCCCTTGGACTACCGGTAGGTCTTCTCCCAGATTTGTCATATAATGGATTAATAAAGTTTATCCATTCTTCAAATAAACGAATAATTCCATACTCAGCATCAACATAAAATGTCATTGATACGTCTGGAAAATCTCTTTTATTTGGAAATTTCTCAGTCAATCCTTGTCTAGAACCAAACTCTTCAGTCATACCTAGAGTGGTTCCAGGTAAAGAAGTTTCGTTACACATAAATTCATAACGAAGTGCATTCAAATTTGCGTTATTACCATTAAAAAGATTGGAACCTAGAACCCCACAAGTTACTAACCATGCATTAATATCCGAATCTGCAAATCTAGGAGATATAGTATCACCAAGAAAAAGAGTTATTTTAAATTGGCTAGTTACAGATAATTCGCCGAAGAGATCTTGAACACTAGGTAAACTTCCTCTTCCATCATTAGTTCCTCTTGGAAGAGTCATTCTAGTGTAGATGGGATCTACCCTAAATCTGTTTGTAGTAAGGTCCGGTCTGAATGCCTCAGGCATTTGATAAATATTTTTTAAGGATCTATAGTATGTATATGAGTTATAAGGGAAAATTCCGTCCAGAAAATCCTAAAAAGTATAAGGGTGACCCTACAAATATCGTTTATCGTTCTTTGTGGGAACGCAAATTCATGAGATACTGTGATTTGAACGAGAATGTAAACCAATGGCAATCGGAAGAGTTCTGGATTCCTTATCGTTCTCCTCTTGATGGTAAAGTTCATAGATACTTTCCTGACTTTTTTGTAAGGTATAAAGATAAAAATGGAAATACACGAACAGTAGTTATAGAAATTAAACCAAAAAAGGAAGTAGAGATGCCAGAACAGAATCCTAAAAGAAGGACTAAAACTTGGGCATATAAAGTCCAAATGTGGGTAAAGAATCAGGCAAAATGGGAGGCAGCAAGAGAATATTGTGCGGATCGTAACTATGAGTTCCGAATCATGACGGAAGAGGATCTTGGCATATGAGTTTTGACGGCATATTCCAACCTGGAAAGGGATTTGGGTACGATTTAATTAAACAAACAAAAGGAAAAAATGTAAAGAGTGACTGGTATACTGGTCAACTCAGACAATATCTCGGCGAACTCGATCAGTTTGATGTAAATGAACTTGATACTGGTGGAATAGAAGTTGGTAGATTGTATTTTTTCATTTATGGATCATCTACTCCTGGACTAAAGTTCTATGATGTACAACCTTTGGCCTACATTACAGAAATAAATTATAACTTAGGATACTTCATAGGAACGAATTTGCATTATTTGAATAGGAAATATCGTGAAGGAGTAGCAAAAGGCCTAATAAATAATGGCAGTACCATAGGTATACCTCGTAATACGATTCATCGTTATTTTTTTTCTGGAGTTAGTGGGGGATTTTTGAGAGTTCCAGAAAAAGATTGGCCTTCCGTTGCATTATTGCCCACTGAAAAATTTGTTGATGATAGAGGACAACCTTTCCCGAATCATAAAGCCTGGAGCAAACCTTAAGTGTCATTCAGAACAGTAGGAACAAATAACGCAAACAATGTTTTCTTAACTCAGAATGGAGTTGAGTATGTTTTACAGTACGATTCTACAAATGGGCAAGCTCAGATCATTCAAAGAAATGCTCCTTCAGGAACTCTTCCCATATACCAAAATGGTCAATGGAATGCAAGTGCTACGACAGCAGGGTTGACACAACAACAACAAAATGCATTTCACGCACAAACTCAACAATTGGTATATTCTTCATATCAAAGAGCAGGTGGTAGGTCTGCTGGGGCTGTTTTACCACCTTGGGCTCAACTATCAAACCAAGGTCAACCATCTGGACAAACTTCATCACCACCCGCTCAGAATACTTCTTCTTCCAATAATGGTACTGGAACTGGTCTTCTTGGTGGATTAGCTGATCTAGCACAAGCCGTCACAAATCTCCCCCAGACCGTAAGTGAGTATTCTGTAAATGGAGATAATTTTAGTGGTGCGGGAAATGATGCAGTATTGTTTGGAAGAGAAACAATGATGTATCCTATTGACATGAATATAGAACAACAGGATACATTGCAAATAATAGGATATCGTTATAGACCTTCAAAAGCCAATGCTCTTTTCGGTGGTAGGGCCGAGGCTACAAATATAATCAATAACGGGGGATTTCAAACGGAATCAAATTTTAATATTCAACAAAGAATAGGATTGGTAATACTTCCAATGCCAAATAAAGTTGCAGATTCCAATAATGTGAGTTGGGGTGAAGATTCAATGAATAATCTATCGGCAGCTGCCACAGCAAATACGCTGGGAAGTATGGGCCCAACTGCAGCAGCGGGATTATTTGGCAAATTAATCAGTGGGTCGATGGGCCCTGGAATATTTTCAAAACAAGTTCTAGACTTGATTGGTTCTGGAGGAGTAGCAAGTAAAGATCTCCAGTTGTTACTTGGACCTTCATTAGCTTCAAAATTTTTAAAAGCAGGTGGATTTGGAGTTGAAGCGGAATCTATTCTTGCAAGAGGTGCGGGAATAGTTCCAAATTCTAACTTAGAATTATTATTCAATGGACCAACACTTAGGTCATTCACGTTTACTTATAAATTAAGTCCCAGAGAAGAATCGGAAGCTGTAAGAATTAGAAGAATTATAAGATTCTTCAAGCAAAGTATGGCTGCTAAAAAGGTAACTTCCAGGGGTGGGGCTGCAGGACAAGCTTCATTCTTCTTAGGGACACCTAATATTTTTAAATTAGAATATAGAACCAGATCTACAAATTCTGGAGGCGGTCAGTTTATAGATGGAGTAAATAGATTTAAAACTTGTGCATTAACCAGTTTCCAATGTGATTATACTCCAGATGGTTTTTGGGCTGCATATCAAGGCGGTCAACCAATTTCTACAACAATGAGCATGACATTTAATGAACTTGAGCCTATTTACGATACAGATTATCAACAAAATATATTCTCTAGTAGAAGTGACTTAGACGCAATTAATCCAGAATCAGTAGGATACTAAAATGCCATACTTTAGAGAACTACCTAATATACAATTTAATAATAGAACAAAGAATGAGGTTTCAAACGATGAAGTAATCATTGTAAAGAACTTATTCAAACGTGCAAAAATCAGAGAAGATTTTAACACAGTTGCAACGGCATTTGAATACTATTCAATAACTGGTGATGAAAGACCCGATCAAATTGCTGAAAAGATTTATGGAGATCCGGAACTTGACTGGGTAATTTTATTAACAAATAATATTTTAAATCTACAAGATGAATGGCCATTAAATCTGGATTCATTTAATAGATACATGATTGATAAATATGGATCCGAAGAAAACTTTACTGACATTCATCACTATGAAACTATTGCAGTATATGATAGTTATAATAGAGAAATTTTGCCTGGGGGATTAATTGTTGATCAATCATTCTATGACGCTCCAGAATTTATAAGTATCGATGAAGTTCCTCCAGGAATAACTTTTCCTCCCATAAACATTCCAGGCACTCAAGCAGTTTTATTACCAGTAGTTGGTGCTGGATTCAGCATAACTTCCGTTTTTATTGCACAATCTGGTTTGGGATATTATGAAAAACCCAATGTTTTTCTTAGTGCTCCTCCAGTAACTTCAGATTCTTCCGTTAATTGTTTAATAACTAATTATAGAGTAAGTTCTTTTGTTGGGTTAGTTGGTGGTCAAGGATATAATAATAATCCAATAGTTACATTTAGTGATCCTCCAAATTCAGTTAGAGCAACAGCAAGTTGCGAATTGGGAACAGGATCACTTTTTAGTAAAGTAAGTGGAATAACAACGGTTGATGGTGGTATTGGATATGGACTAACAGCCCCTTCAGTTCAATTTGAATTTCCACCTAATGTTTTTTCTGAAGGGTATTACGTATCAAACTCATCTATTTTAGTTGGGGATGGTTTGCAGGGCATGTACGTTCGTTCAGATGGAGCAAAAGTCTATACTGCAAGTCTCTTTAGTGGCGATAGGATCCGAGAGTTTAATTTATCTACACCTTGGAATATTTCTACATTATCCCAAGTAAATGGACTTGATGTAAGTGCTGATTTCACTTACACTACTGGAGTTGAATTAAGTCCAGATGGCGTTTATATGTATATCTCTGGTGGACAATCTGGTTCATATAAAATTGTAACTTATTATTTGTCTACTCCATGGAATATATTAAGTGCATCAAAAATACACCAACTATCGACAAATTCTCCTGGAGGAGTCAGATTAAAATCTGATGGAAGAAAGATTTATATCTTGGACTTAACAACCCCCGATATTATTAAACAGTATGATTTGAGTACTCCATGGGATCTCAGTACAAGGTCTGGTTCAACAACCGCTCAATTAGATGTCAATACCATTACTGGGGATAATAATTTATTAGGATTTAGTTTCTTTGAAAATGGAACAAAACTATTTGCTCTTGGATCGGATGCACAAGCTATATTTGAATTTGATTTATCCACTCCTTGGGATTTATCTACAGCAACTTATATACTATCGTATTTCGTTGGAGATAAGATATCGGAACCATGTGATGTCTACATAGATTCAAATAGACAAAAGACTTTTGTTGCAGGAAATAGTCCAGGAAATGCGAATAGAATACATCAATATGAAATAACATCTGCAGCGACAGGAATATCTACAGTATCAAATAGTTCTGTAACCAATATTATTATTACAAATCCAGGATTTGGTTATACCCAATCTCCATCAATAACTATTTCTGAACCCTATCCATCAGTTACTGCTACAGGTGTTGCAAGTATTACTGCGGGGGTCGTGACGGCCCTATATGTTACAAACTCCGGATTTGGATATACACAAGCTCCAACAGTAACGATAGGACCCGCACCTATTTCTAGACAGGCAATTTTCAAATATTCCATGAATAATAATTCTGGAATAGCAACAGTACAGATTATTGATGGTGGTCAAAATTATGTTAATTTTCCATTTTTCTATGTTGATCCTCCTTCAGAGTTAGTAAATGTAGAAGTGGGTGACACATACTCTCAAAATAATAAAACTTGGAAGTGGACTGGAACTGAATGGAAAGAAAAATTAACAGAAGGTTTGCAATATTTTGATCCTACAATTAGTAGTATTGTTAAAATAGATGGAAAAAATTGCTCCAAAGCGGTGACTAATTATGAATATGAATCAAAATTAAATGATGATAAGAGACAAATTTTAATTTTGAGGCCTGAATACCTATCAGTTATTATAACAGATCTTAAAGAATCCATGAGATACAATAGAGAATCGACAGACTATATCTCGGACAATCTAAAATCGACTTATAATCCAAAACTTTCAGGAGTATAAAAAAAGGAGGGTTTAAACCCTCCTTTATAGTATCAGGACTCGGCGAGTCGTTGGAAGTAACTCAGTGCATCATCTGCATCTTCATCATCTTCTTCTTGAACTGCAGGACGAGCAATTTCAAAAGAAGGAGCAGAGCGTTTTGGAGCAGATTCACCACGACGCTCAGCTTCCCACTGTTCATCTTCTTCAACCGTCTCAGGATCTTGACGTGCAGGAGCTTTTGCACCCAGAACATAGTCAAGACGCTTCTTCAGTTCATCATAAGTCTTGAAGTTAGATGCAGCACTGAACTCATTCAGATCGTTCAGATTCTTGTAGATACGTTCCAGTTTGTCATCATCATCCAGAAGGGCATTAGGACGATCAAACTCGGACTTATCATAGTTCCAGTAACCTTCAACCTTGCGGATCTTCAGTTTGAAGTTAGCACCAGTCCAGAAATCAAAAGGATTGATGGCTTCTTCATCTGCAAACTGAGGTTGCATTGCTTCGGTAATCTTGTCATAGATCTTCTTACCGAATTTATACAGGAACACACGACCCTCGTTCTCGGGATGTGCAGGATCACTCACCACATAGATGTTGGCGTAGTAGGAGAGTTTGCGTTTCTGTTTCCGAGCAATCTCCTTATCACGATCAGATCCAGAGTTCCAC